GCGTGTTCGAGGCAAGCGAGGAGGGAACCCCGCAAGGGGGACCACTGAGTCCGATGTTGAGTAACATTATGCTCAATGAATTGGATAAGGAACTTGAAAGCCGAGGGCTACCCTTTGTCCGTTATGCAGACGATGCGATGATATTTTGCAAATCCAGACGAGCCGCACAGCGTGTCAAGGAATCTATCACACGATTTATCGAAGGGAAGTTATTCCTCAAGGTCAATCACGAGAAAACGACAGTCTCCTATGTGCGAGGTGTGAAATACCTTGGATACTCCTTCTATGTCAACGGAGGAAAGTGCCTTCTCTCGGTACATTCCAAATCCAAAGCAAAGATGAAGTCTAAACTCAAAGAATTGACAAGTCGAAGCAATGGATGGGGTTATGAGCGTAGGAAACGGGAACTCAAAGCGTACATAAGGGGGTGGATAGGTTATTATCATCTGGCACAAATGAAACGACTGTGCATAGAAACAGATAAGTGGCTAAGACGGCGGATACGTATGTGTATATGGAAAGCTTGGAAGAAACCCAAGACGAGGATTACAAACCTAAAACGATGTGGCGTGTTAGAATGGCAAGCCCGTCAATGGGGATATACTCGATTAGGGTATTGGCGTGTGGCAGGTAGTAGACTTGTGACCTCAGCTATGACTAATGAGAAACTTAGACAGGCTGGTTACAGAACCATGATGGATTACTATCTCGAATGGTATCCAAAATAGGAACCGCCGTATGCCGAACGGCACGTACGGTGGTGTGAGAGGTCGGTAAATACGAAAATAGGAGATAAATACCTATGATTAGTATTTACCTCCTACTCGATTACTCTAAACTCTACTCACTACTCTCTAAACTCTCTTTTCCCCTTTTTCTTTCTGACAATTTGGCATTTTGGGGGCTTCGTGGCACGGTTTTGGCTATTTCTTTTGTGTCAGATGCGAAATGCGACTGACACAAATGACAGACAATAACAATTTAAAAATATACATTATGAATATCAAACCGTTAGCTGACAGAGTGCTGATTGTTCCGGCACCTGCTGAAGAGAAGACAATCGGCGGCATCATCATCCCCGATACCGCCAAGGAAAAACCGCTGCAAGGCGAAGTGGTGGCCGTGGGTAATGGCACCAAGGACGAGGAGATGGTATTGAAAGTGGGCGACCAGGTGCTCTATGGCAAGTATGCCGGTACTGAACTGGAATACGAAGGCAAGAAGTATCTGATTATGCGCCAGAGCGATGTGGTAGCCATCTTGGGCTAACCCTCGCGCGCGTACCTTTATATATAATGTAGAACTCATTTTAAAACGAAAAGAATTATGGCTAAAGATATTAAATTCAATGTGGATGCCCGCGACGAACTGAAGAAGGGCGTGGACGAATTGGCAAATGCCGTGAAGGTGACTCTCGGCCCGAAGGGCAGAAACGTGATTATCGAGAAGAAGTTTGGCGCTCCCCATATCACCAAGGATGGCGTGACCGTGGCTAAGGAAGTGGAACTGCAGGATGCATTCCAGAACACCGGTGCACAGTTGGTGAAGTCCGTAGCTTCGAAGACTGGCGACGATGCAGGTGACGGCACGACGACCGCTACCGTATTGGCTCAGGCTATCGTGGGCGTCGGCTTGAAGAACGTGACGGCCGGTGCCAACCCCATGGACCTGAAGCGCGGTATCGACAAGGCCGTGGCTAAGGTGGTGGAATCCATCAAGGCGCAGGCTGAAACCGTTGGCGACAACTACGACAAGATTGAGCAGGTGGCTACCGTCTCTGCCAACAACGATCCCGTTATCGGTAAGCTGATTGCCGACGCGATGCGCAAGGTATCGAAGGACGGCGTCATCACAATCGAAGAGGCGAAGGGTACCGACACGACGATTGGTGTAGTGGAAGGTATGCAGTTCGACCGCGGTTATCTGTCGGCTTACTTCGTGACCGATACGGAGAAGATGGAGTGCGTGATGGAGCATCCGTACATCCTGATCTATGATAAGAAGATTTCGAACCTGAAGGATTTCCTGCCTATCCTGGAACCCGCCGTACAGAGCGGCCGCCCCTTGCTGGTCATCGCTGAGGACGTGGATAGCGAGGCGCTGACCACTTTGGTCGTAAACCGTCTGCGCTCACAGCTGAAGATTTGTGCAGTGAAGGCTCCGGGCTTCGGCGACCGCCGCAAGGCTATGCTGGAGGATATCGCCATCCTGACCGGCGGTATCGTGATCAGCGAGGAGAAGGGCTTGAAACTGGAACAGGCTACCCTGGAGATGCTGGGTACTTGCGACAAGGTGACCGTATCCAAGGACAACACCACCATCGTGAACGGTGCTGGCGACAAGGAACTCATCAAGGAACGCGTAAACCAGATCAAGGCCGAAATCAAGAACACCACCTCGGACTACGACAAGGAGAAACTGCAGGAACGTCTGGCCAAGTTGTCGGGCGGCGTGGCTGTGCTCTACGTAGGTGCTGCCAGCGAAGTGGAAATGAAGGAAAAGAAGGACCGCGTGGACGATGCACTGTGTGCAACCCGTGCCGCTATCGAAGAAGGTATCGTGCCGGGCGGCGGCGTCACTTACATCCG